TACGCTACTGACCCCTATTTAACGTTTCCCAACGCATTTTTAACATTTGCAAACATTTTGTGGCACGGTTTTTGCTGGGTCGCCACTTTACCAAAATTTAACATTTCGCAACCCACTTTGGCATGGTTTTTGTTATGGCTCACATTTAACATCTTTTGCACAAGTTTGGCACGGTTTTTGTTATGCGTGTGCGCCCGTGAAATTGTTTCACGTGGAACACTGCCACACCGATGCACGAAATAAAATGTTTCACGTGGAACACAACACCAAGAGTTAAGAAAAGTTAAACCGAAAATCTTTTTACCCTTAATGCTTGTATGTTGAAAAAAAGTTGTATCTTTGTATCAGAGTTAAGAAACATAGTTAACAATTAAATTATAAAGAACATGGTTACAATAAAATTTATCAACGTTAACGGCAAAGGTCAAATGACAGTACAAGACAACCAAAAAGAAAACGTTATCAACTCTTTACTTGCTGTTGGTTACGGCATTTTGAGTGTTGAATAAGTAACAGCAAGCACAAAGAAAAGGCGGTAACAATCAAGTTGCCGCCTTTTCTTTTGTCCTGCTCTGCAATTACTCAATATAAACGCCGTCAGACAAAGCCGTGTATATCATTTCCTGCTCTTCTGTCAGCATTTCGGCGGTGTGTATGGGTGTAACATCATCAAATATATTAAACCCTCTGAAATCGCCTAAAATGCCCGTTTGTCTGTCGTTGTTTCGCCCGTTGCTTGCGCTCTCGTACCACTTGCAGTAAATGTAAGGTTCTAAACCGCAATATAACATTTCGTTCCAATCATCGCCGCCCACGGTTTTAACTTGGGTGCTTGGTGAAAGGTATATTATTTCGCTGCTTGGTTCGGTTTCCTCAACTTGAAATACCACGCCATTGCAGGACAAAAGCGCAACCCCGTTGCCCGTTACCACGTTTATAACGTACTGCAAAGCTATCGTTTTGCCTGCATAATCGGTATTGAGGTTTACAAAGCCTGCAAACGGCAAAAAGATTTGTATTTCGCTTTCGTAGTCGGTGTTGTCCTCATTGTGCGCTGGTACTACCGCCGTGCCGAAATCAAGCGTTATTTTGTCTTGTGCTGGCTGGTGGCAAGATACGCCCGTGTTGTAGTTGCCACATCGTATTACATCGGTGCTGCTTGCGCCTATGTTGGTGTAAACACGGCGTATTTTGTTCACGTATGCGCCCAAATCTATGTTTTCGTATATGGGTGCGCCCGTGCTTGGGTCTGTTCCCGTTTCCTTGAAAAACCGTTTGCCGCTAAACTCTGCCAACTCATCAAGCGTTACCAAATACACGTTTATCGCCCCATACTGCTCGCCCACAACGGTAACGGGGTACGCTTCCGCAACTACACCCATACTGTTATATTTGCCTAACAAAATATGCCCCGTTGCGGTCTGTTTATCCTCTGAAACGGTTATCGGTTTATTTTGATAATCTCCGTTTTCGTCTTGGTATGAAAAAACGGGTATTTTCATTTCGTCCGTATCATCAAACGCCGTGTTCGGGTTCGCTTTCAAAACAACGTTTAACGTGTCGCCCTCAAACAAATGTTCGGGTAATTCGGGGTCGGCATAACAATTACTTAAACTTGGCTCTATCATTATAGCGTACAAGTATTGCCCCGTTATCGTTACGGGCTTTGTCGGGTCTATATCCGTAACGGTTGCCGTTGCTATGCTTCCACGTTCCAAAACCTCAACTTCCATTTGTATGGTTTTCGGTTGTCCGTCCGTACCCGTATAATTTACAGTCGGTTGCTTAAAACGGTATCTTATATAACTGCCATTAACCGTAAAAGTTGCCGTTTGCCCGTCATACGTGTGTTGTTCGGTCGTGTCTGCTATTTCGTTTGTAACGGTTAGTTCGGGTGTTCCCTCGCTGGCTGTCGTACCCGTAAGCGTGAAACTCTTGCCCGTGTCGGAATCGTCATACTCCCAACTTGCCGTTTTACCGTCTGGCGAAATTGTCAAGTCCTGCGTATCGGGGTCGCCGTAACTGTCCGTAAACTCCACTTGCGCCGCCGTTATCTTGTAACCCTCGTTTGCCGTTAGCGTTATGCTTGCTTCGCAATAACTTACCTTTGTTCCCGTTGCGGTCGTGTTCGGTATGTTGTTTATAACTTCCAAATCGTTTTCGCTTAGGGTGTTTCCCGTGATAGTTATTTCCGTGTCTGCATCGGTTTCGGACAACTCACCAAATGCCCAAACCTTTGCGCCGTTCATATCCAAAACAACGCTTTTCGGGTATCCACTTTTATTGGTATAAACCGCTTTAATATCGCCTACAAACAAATAACCGTCATTCGTTCTTACGTTTATATCCCAATAACCGCCGCTTGCGTTCCACTGGCTGTTATCATCGTGTGCGTTAGGTATATTTACAATTACTGCCATACTCTTTTAATTTTCGGTTGTTCCTTTCAAAGTTACCATAATGATACCCCCGTTTTCATTCAAAAGCCCCGTTTCAGAAAACGGCACTTTCTCGAAATTCGGGGTGCGCTTGTAAACCGTATCACGGTTTGAAATATACGGGTCGGGGTTGTCGCTTTCAGATACACGCCCCGTTGCCGCCAAAATTTCGGTTTCGTAGGTTTTCAGTACATCAACACGCAACGTAAGTTCGTAGGCGTTGTTTCCCTCAAAACTCACCCTTTCCACGAAATAATAACGCCCCAAATCGGGTATGTAACAATAATTGAAAGTCGGTCGCGGCTGCTTTCGTAGTGTTACGGTCGGGCGCAACACATCAAAAGTTTGCCGCAAATCTCCCTCAATCGCCGTAAACGTGCCTAACTGCTTGTTTACCGTGTTCGGGTGTCCGTTGTATGAATAAAAGTTTATCGTTGTCATATCTGCAAAGAAAAAGGCGGTGCGGTGCGCTTTCACCTGCACCCACACCGCCAAAGTTAAACAATCTAATACATATTGAGTTACTCAATAAAGAATACTACAAAGTTTTCGTTTGTATCGTTGAAATACCCTGCATCAAACTTGTAATAGTTGTTGAAAAACTCTGCCTTTGCGTTGTAGTTCGTTGTTACTCGTCTGTCAAGATTGCAAACGCCCAACGCATCACGGTCGAACATTACGCCCAACACGCCCGAAATTTTAACGGCTTTGCCGCCGCTTTCCTTGATATTAATGTTTCCCGTGCTGGCAAACTCGTAGTTCTGTCCGCTGCCCTGCCAAAAAGGTACGGTTTCGGCTTGCGGCAAAAGCACATCGCCACGGTTAAACGTGTCGGAATAAAGATAGGTTTGCGCTGCCTTTGCAAAGTCGGACAAAAGTACAACGTGTAACATATCTTTCGGCGTAAATCTTTCCTTGCCGCCAACATTGAACACGGTCGAAATGCTTTGCAGGCGGTCTGCATACGTACCCATAACGTAAGAAGCAAAGCGGATAAAATCGGGGTCGGTTATCGCCTTTGCAGCGGTTAACTTTGTGCTTGCGCCCGTCTTATCGTTGTACAACTTCAAAAGGTTCACACAACGTGCCGTGCTTGCGCTGGAAAGGTCTGCCATATCACCTGCCGCCGTTGCTCCAAACGCCACCGCATCAGCCAAAACGGTTTCCGCAATCATATTGTTAATTGTGCGCATTATCAGCGCATCGGCTTTGATAGTCATAGACTTTTCAACTGCTGCGTAAATCATTGAAATAAAGCCGTTAAGTTGTGCGGCGTTGCTGAAACTCTCCTTAACCTGCCTTTCGGTGATTGATACGGGCACTTCAAAAGTAACCTTTGAGTTGAAAAATTTGGCGGTTACGGTCGGTTTGTGGAAAACATCCTGCGAATATGTTTGCCCGTCCGTCAAGTCCCACGTATCGTTTTCCTCTGCGGCTGGCACATCGGCACTTATTTTTTCCAACACGCTGCCAAACTCCCACGCATCCATTAAAACGCTCGGCACTTTGCCCGCATAAGGTCGGTTTACGAAAATCACCTTGCCGATATGGTTTACAAGTGATTTAACGTAGTTATCCACTGCATTTTGGTTGAATATCTCCGTACCCAAATCCACAACGCCCGTTAAGTCCTCGGTTACTATGTCAGTCTTTCCCAACACTTCACCCGATACGCTGTTAATCAGCGAATAAATTTGTTTTACTTCCATATTGTTACAAATTAAATTGGTTAATCGTAAATACTCGTTGTTATCTCTCTTACAAGTGCAAAGATAATGTTTTTTCTCCAATTATCACGCCTTAATTGCAATTCTTTTTCAATTTCGCTTGAAATTGATTTGCTTGCCCCCGTTCCTTTGCTCGTTTCAGTCGTTTTGCGGCTCTCTGTACGGTTTCTTTCGTCTTGCGCTGTCTTTCGGTCGCTGTCTGAAAAATCGGTGTCGTTAAAAGCCACGTTTGCGCCCGTTTCGGTGTTGTCGGTGCTTTCCTGCAAAGTTACGGTTTCCGTCCGTTCAATTTCGCCCGTAACGGGTGTGAGTACATCGTAGTCGGCTAACATCGCCGCCGCTTCACGTTCCCACCCCTGCACGTTCACGGCAATAACCGCCGAAACAACATCACTTGCGTTTTCCGCATTGATATAGTTTACAACGGTCTTGCCGCCAAACTGCAATAAGGCGTAAGCATCTAACTTGGTCGGGTCGGTATCGCCGAAAATTGCGGCGTACTCTGTCGGGTATTCAGTCTTAAATACGGTTGCGAATATCCCGTTACCCGTTGTAAATAGTTCGCTGTATTTCATTGCTTATCCTCTTTGTTTTCTTCTGTTTCTTCTGTTTGTTCCGTTTCGGTGTCGTTCCTGTCCGTTTCTTATGTTTCCTCTGTTTCGGTCGTTTCGGTTTGTTCCGTTTCCGTTTCTGTCGTTTCCGTGTCGTTTCCGTCCGTTCCCGTTGTTTCCTCTGTCGGTTCGGGTTCTTCTGTCGGTTCGGGGTTTTCCGCTGCCGTTTCCAAATCAGCCGCCAAAGCGTTGTAATTATCACGCTCCAAACCCCACGACGAAGAAAGTTTAACCGAAATTTCGGTGTCAAACATTGCGTTAATCTTTTCAACTGCATTTTGTCTTTCTTTTAGCATATTATCCACATACGGCAAAAGTACATCAACATTCATTGATACCTCGCCCAAATTAAGGCGTTCACGCTTCATATTATAATTTGCGTTTAACCCTAATTCGTTGTACATACTCGCTTTGTAGTATTGTATCAACTCAATAAGTTGTGTAATGTACACGCTGTTTGTGGTCGGGGCTGTCTGCATATTTACACCCTTGAAAAATGCGTTTTCCCCGATAATTGAAAACTCGCCGTTTTCTATCTTGCGCAAAAACTCATCGGCACTTTGTTTTGTCTTGTCATCGCTTGCGCTTATCAGCATCGTAATACGGGTTAATACGCTGGCGGTGTTCAACGAAATAAGCCCGTCAGTATATAACACGGCATAACGCCCGATAAGCGGCAAAAGGCTTTCGCCGTTGGTGTCGTTCTCAATCAAAACCCCGTCTTTCTGTATATCGTAGGTTTTGGAAAGTTTTAACGCTGGGTTCGCCACGGTGTAAAGCGTTGCCCGTCCGTAAACATCGGGTTCGCCGCCTTTGCCGCCCGTAAGCGCATACAAAACCCCGTCCACCTTTGTAACAAACACGTTGCCCGTGGTCTGCAAAAGCCGCTCCAATTCTTTTTGCGGTATGCTGTCGGGCAAACCCTCGTACTCAAACATACTTTGAGTTTTCGCCAAAGTATTCGCAATAAATTCGGTTACGGCGGTGTCCTTATCCCTTATTTGCGCTTGGTACAACTTGTAAATGTTATCCTTTCTTTTCATCTGTCAAAACCTTAATAAGCGTTGTTAATTCGGCTAACACTTTCGTGTTTTCCGCTATTGTGTCTTTGAGGTGTTCGGTTTCTTCTTGGTGCGCTTGCCGCTGTTTCACCATATACCAGAACAACGCCCCACACATCACAATCGGAAAACCCAAACTTGAAATGATTTGAATAATAGTATTAGCGTCCATATCGTTATAATTTAGTTACTACTTGCAAAGATAGGCATTTATTTCGTAAAACGGTCGGTTTGGCACGAAATTTACACCAAACCGCCCGTTATTTTTATTTCAACGAAACTATGTTTGTCTTTGCGCTCGTTATTAGGTAGTTTCTCACTATTTCGCCTATCTCGTTATCTTGATAGAAAACTTTGTCTATTGCGAAAAACCGTGCTACTTGCTGCTCAACATAACTTGCGGTGCTTAACAACTTGCGTTTGTAGTTCGGTTTGCCGTTCATTTCAAGCGAATATATTAAGGCGTTTTCTTCGTCCTTAATCGGGGTCGTTTTGGCGTGTATGTAGGTGAAACACTCGTTACCCACTTGGATAATGTTACCTTGCAAAACTACATCGTTAAACTTGATATAGTACACAAACAACACATCTTGCGGCTTGTACTTGCAAGGCAAATGCGGATATACGGCAAGTTCCCACTTACCGCCCGTAATCATCTGCAAATTTTGATTGTCAAAACAAAAGTATTTGTTACTTGCTTTGTGCTGTACTATCGTGCTGCAATACTCCACCGCCACGATTGCGCCGTGTTCGCCAAACCGATATATATCTATCGTTCCTTGCTCCATAAACGGCACTTGCTTCAATCCCATTTCGGTAAAGTACGGGCAAAACTTGTTTACAGTGTTACCCAACATAAACACTTTTACATCGTTCCTTTGGCGTATTATCGTGCTTAACAAGTTCATAAACAACATAAACTCATCTGGCAAATAATAACGCCGTGTTAGAAACTCGTCAAATACGATTGTAGTAACATTCGGGTAACTGCTGCTCTTTTCGTGTTCCTGCTCTGAAAGGCAAAACCCGTAGCAAAACGGGTTCGGGTCGGGTGTCCGTTTGTTCGTTTCCTTGTCGTAGTACGATAAAAACCACTTGTTAGACATATAGAACACTTCGTTAAATTTGCCCTCTGTCAGTTGCTCAATAAGTCCGTTTGCCACGTGATTTGCAAATAGACTTTCGGCACGTTTGCCCCGTAAATCCTCACGCCAACGGCGTATGTACGCCATTTGCTTACCCGTCTTTATATAGTTTTCCAAACCATATTTTAAGGCGGCGTAAGTCTTGCCGTTAGACCTTTCGCCGAATATCACGTTATAATCGGCGTTCTTGCTCAAAATCGCTTTCAAGTCGTAAAATTTCGGCTTTTCCTGCTTTGTCTTTCTTGCTGTCATATTCTTAAATTTAGTCCTTAAATTTGATACCTCGTAAATAATTCAGATACATAACGGATAGTGAAAGGCTGTACCCCGTTGGCTCCAAATGTACGCCCGTGCGCTCGTTATATTGCGCTGTGCTGCCTTTGTAGTCGGTTATTTCGCCTTTTATCTCGTAGTCTATGTAAGTATGTATGTTTTTGCCCGTTACTTGCGGCGGTATATCCAAATAGTTGGTAAACGCTTGGAATATCCCGTTTGACCCGTACTTTTCCATAAGGTATGGGATAGCGGCTTTTTTGTTCACGCCCGAAACGGTTAATGAAAAGTCGTAAGCCTTTCCACCTGCTTTTAGTGCGTTGGGTTCTTCCACCATATAGCGTTTAGCCCCCAACGTCTTAAACCTCGTATATGTACCCTCAAAATCCCAAACGCCCAAAGTCTTTGTTATGCCTTTGATAGTTTGCGGCTCGCAAAGCGAAAAAGGCAAACCGTGAAACTTGCACGCCGCCCGTAACTTAATTTGCACCTGCATATTATAAGCCTTGAAATATGCTTCGTGCGCTTTGCCGTTCATTATCTTAATGCTGTCCGTGTCGCTGTAAATATAATCGTCTTTCGCTTCGTATATTCCCGTGAAAAGGTTGCGCCTTGCGTATGCGGTTACGAATATGCCCCACGGATAGAATAAGAAACGGTTTTTGCTCGTGTTGTATTTGTATAATAGTTCCTGCTTTTGTTCGGCTGTCATTGCATTTATATCCCATTCGCCGTTATATGTAAACTCATCACGCAACGGGTTTGTTACACTCATTCCGTAACAACTGTTTAACATTTCCTTGCTGTTAAGATATTCCATTTCTTTACCCTCAACGCCTTTTAATTTCGTCTTGCTTTCGTACAAATGTAGGATAGACTTTACAAACGGTGTCGGCAAATACTCTTTTTTGTAACAATACATTTGCCCCACTCGCATACGTTCCCACGAATAAAAATTTTTGATAATGTGGAAATCAACATCGGTTATCGTCAGTGCTATTTTTGCAGCCGCCACAATACGCCCGTTATTTTCACACGGGTTTTCTTTCACAAAACATTTGCTTGCGCTTATCGGGTTGTCCTGCGTTTCTTTGGCAAATATGTTGGTAAACTCAATATCAAACACGCAACAATACTTTGATATAAGAAACTCAAATTGCGCCGTACTCTTAACCGCTATCGCCACGCCTTGCGACATCGGGTATTTTTCCGCTATCATTACATACGGGTAACTGCTGGTAAAGTCGTAACTATCCACGTTAAACATTATTTCGTCTGTATATTCGGCGTTTGCGTGGGTAAATCCACCTGCAAAGGCACGTTGCAGCATATTAAACTCTTCCATACCTGTAATTTGCAGTTCCTGCATCAAGTTCACATAATCCCAATTCGGTACGGTCTTTCCTGCATCGCTTTTTTCACGCAAACAATGCGCACGGCAATACTTGCGCACAAACCCCGTCTTTGTTATCGGTATGTGCGTTATCCCCTTGCTTTCCTCGATACGTTCTTGTATGTAGCACATCACTACTTTAATATCGTTTATGCAATAATGTATTTCCGCATCAGTCAGCGGCGTTTCGCTGTGCCTTATTTGCTGGTAGTCCAAATCGCCAACGGCTTTTGCACACTTGTATTTCATAAGTTGTTCACCCAACTTTGCAAGCGAATAACCCGAAAGCAAGTAACTGCATCTAAACTCAATGTTGCCCGTTGTTATCGCATAAATCGGTTTGCGCAAATCAATACTGAAAACCCGTTGCCACTCAAACCACTTGCGCAAAAACTGAAATTCGTATGAAAGGTTATGCACATACACAATAAGGCGTAATTTGTCATTCAGTTGCAAAACCCCGCTTACGGTCTGCATCATCGTAACAAATTCGCCCCACGTGCGCCCCAGTATCGTATATCCGTTTATTCCAAATTGCCAAACGTACATTATTGCGGCTTTCTCTAATTTCGCCTTGCGCCCGTTGCTGTCCTGCATACGCTGCACTTGTTCGTATGTGTACGCCCGTCCGTCCGTATCACGGTAAAAACTTGTTATTTCAATATCAAAGGCACACGGTATGTTGTAAAACTTTTCGCCTTTGCTGTTTCCGATAATGTTTTTTTCATTTACGGCACGTTGCAACACGCTTGCAATTTCGGTCGGGCTGTTTATTCTTTCTTGTAACTCAAAAGGTATTTTTTTCATAAGCCAAACTTGCCAAAGTTGCACAATATCCGTTCTATATCGTTTTGCATATCCTCCATTTGGTCGGCTACCTCATTCGCTTGCCGCTCTATCTCTGCATCTATCGCCCGTGATATGCTTTGCGCTTCACTTTCTATTTGTGTGCTTATATCGCTTGAGCTTTGCTCCATTTCGCCCGTGAAATCTTTGTACCGCATCAAATACCGTTCCACGAAATCACTATCCGAAACGCTGTTTAACTTGCCTTGCAAGTTCCTTGCCATAAGGCTATACTCATCGGGCGTTAAATCGTACATACGTTGCAGGTGTTGCCCGTACTGCCTTGCACCTTGCGCCGTACTGGTCGGCTGGCGTAAAAACGAAATCGCCTTGCCGTACTCAATTTTTAGGGTGTTCCAATCGCCACGCATTGAAAATTTGGTAAACCCCTTAATATCGCCTTTGTTCAACGCTTGCACGGCTGGCGAAAGTTGTCCGCTTTGCTCTATATTCTGTATTCGGCGGTTTGCCATTTGGAAAACCCTTGCAATCTCTTTTCTATATTCGGGGCTGCTTTCAACGGCTTGCAATATCTCTTTTTTGATTTTCGCCCGTTGGGTTGCCCCGAAAACAGACTTTGTAAATTTAATCTTGTAACCTAACTTTGCCATAACGCTGTTATATTAAATAGGGGTGCAATTACTTACACCCCTACAAAGTTAAACATAACTTTTCATACTCTTACAAGTCCACAAACGAAATCGAATAACACTTCCTGCCGTGGCTCTCGTACTCGTAAATCGTGTACCCTACTTTACCTGCCTTGATTGTTTCTACCGCTTCATCATCGGCAAGAATTTCACGCACGGTTTCGGCGGTGTGGCTCGGTAGGTTCACCAACCGTTTGTTTTCTTCGTCAATAATTACGGGGCTGTCGCCTAACTGCGACTTATGTACATAAAGCCCGTTAATCTTGTGTACAACATCTTTGCCGCCCTCGTTTTCAGAGTTGAAAATATCGGCTAACTTGGTGTACTGAAAATCGGTTGTGTCAATCCCGAAAGTTGTCCTGTTAAACTTACTTGCAAAACTTTTCATTGTAGTAATCTTTTAATTGTTAAACTTATTGTGCGTTATCGCTCTTTGCATCATCAGCAAAAGGCAAATTAGGTTCGTTGTTCGTGTCGGATTTCAAGTCCATAAGCCACGCCCTAAAACGGTTGATTTTCATCACTGCCCGTTGATTGCGGCATACTTCATTACACGCCATAAGGCTACCCAAAGCCGACAAAGCGGCAAACGAAAATTCGTCAAATGCGTTTCTTTTTTCTTCGTTCATTGTAGTAATCTTTTAATTGTTAAACTTATTTTGTCTTTGGAAACTTAACCGTTCCACCGTGATATATATACGTTGTATCGGTTGTTATTATCGTTGCCTTTCCACTGCTTGCGGTGTTGTGTGCCACGCTACACCCCTGCAAAATTGCAGCCAAAAACAACATAGCCGCACACACGGCAAAAATTGCCAAACACATTGCAACCTCTTTAATTGCTTCTTTCGGTTGCTCTCTGAAATGTTGTACTAACTCTTTCATATTTTCAAGTTGTTTAATTATCACATTGCAAAGATACAACTTTTTTTTTTCTAACATACAAGCGTTACGACACAAATTATTTTCGGTTTAACTTTTATTAACTATTGGTGTTGTGTTCCACGTGAAACATTTTATTTCGTGCATCGGTGTGGCAGTGTTCCACGTGAAACAATTTCACGGGCGCACACGCATAACAAAAACCGTGCCAAACTTGTGCAAAAGATGTTAAATGTGAGCCATAACAAAAACCATGCCAAAGTGGGTTGCGAAATGTTAAATTTTGGTAAAGTGGCGACCCAGCAAAAACCGTGCCACAAAATGTTTGCAAATGTTAAAAATGCGTTGGGAAACGTTAAATAGGGGTCAGTAGCGTA